AGAACAAGAAAAAATTGAAGTAGAAGATTTACGTCAAGCATTAATTACTTCATTACAACAGTACACACAAACAATTCCACAGATGGTTGCTAGCGGTTCAGACCCATCTGATGTTATTCGTAAAGTTGCTGGAGTTATTAAAGCACGACAAAAAGGGACGGCACTTGAAGATGCAGTTGAAGATATATTTGCTCCACAAGAATTACCTCCTGCTGGTGCCCCTATGGTTGAGCAACCGTCCCCTGCTCCCGCCGCGCCAGTAGGAGGCGCTACTTCAGCACCACCATCACTACAAACATTGCTGTCTAATCTTTCATTAAGTGGACAGGGTAATGCTAGTGCCAGAACTACAGCACGGAGGTAGTCATGCCACCACGCAAAAAGAAACAAGCACCAAAACGTAAACCTAAAACTGTTGCTAACGAAGAGTATACAGAATTAGAAATGTACTGTATTTGGCTTAATGAATATTACAGAACACTTATTAAGGCTGGATTTAGTACTGACCTAGCACTTGGTTTTGTAATAGACAAAAGTTCATATCCAAGTTGGGTTAAGTATGCAGCACCTACAGAAGAAGAATTAAAACGTTATCTGGATGAAGAGGACGACGATTAATGTCAATGATGCAACCTACTAGCAACAGAGGTGGATACCGCAAACCAGAAAATCCAGCACCTGTATCTGGTCCCGGGGCGTTATCTGAACGTACCGATGGTGGTCCAACTCAAGCACCTATGTATTATCCAGATACTACTTATGGTCAAGGTGGATATGTAAATCAACAAACTGGTGCAGCCATGGCTGGTACATCAGATATGCCATCTGCTCCAACTGTTATAGGAATTAACGAGCCAACTAATTTTCCTAATGAGCCTATTTCCCATGGTTCTAATTGGGGTGCTGGTCCCGGGCTTAATACTGTTGTTCCTCAAGGACCAAGTTTAAAATCAACTGTTGAAAAAGCATTGCAAGTAGATACTAGCGGATTAGCAGAATTTCTTTATAATAGATTGAATAAATAATTTATGGGTGCATCTTCTAGTTCAGGATTTGTGCCAGTACGAGTTGACTTGGATACACTTAACAACTCACCGGAAATGTTACAAGTAAGAAATGCCGGTAATTTTACCCCAGAAGAAAAAACATACTGGGATGGTATGACATTTTTTACAAATCTAAATACTTTTCTTTCAAGAGACCCAGATGCAAAACGTGCGAAGACAACGTTTATGCAGATGCAACCTGAAGTACAAGATGCTTTAGTACGTCTTAATCCAGAGGCTAAGTACGCAGTTCCAGATAAAAATATTTTCCAACAACTTTTTGCACTTAATAATCCACTACTTAAAGCAGTAACAAATCCATTGCGTACCTTTGAAAAAACGGGTATGGCTTACATGAATGTAATAGAAAATCTTGCTCTTAATGCTGCTCATATAGTTAATGGAGTTGTAGAAACAGCAAAGGCTGGGTTTGGAAATGACCAAGCATTGCAAAATATTACTAACCGCAAATGGTGGACTGATGGACTTAATGTTTATAATAAATGGAATAAGTCTGGAACTGATGTTTTAGATGAACAATATAATAAAGCAACTGGAACTCTTGCTCGTGGAATAATAGACGGAAAATCTATACTAGATATATTTAGTGAGTATGGTCAAATTGATAATGATATGGCTGATGCTTTTACAAAAATTGGTACGCCAGAATTTCAAGATATTATTGACCGTTATACCCGCCATAAAATTAATCTTGGTTCACGAATAACTGATTTTGCTGGTCGGTTTGCTCCGCAAAAAGAAAAACCAACTGGTATGGATACATTTAAAGAGATTCTTGCTGCTTCTATACTTTCTCTTGGTGGTATGCGGAATGTTCAACGTAATAAATATGGAGAGTTTGTTACAGAAAAAGCATTTCAGGTTAATCCAGATGGCACTCCTAAGTATGGTGACCCATCATACGGGTTAGATGTTGCAGCAACTGGTTTTGTAGACCCACTAAATTTCATGACATTTGGTGGTTCTTCTGGATTAAAAGCACTTAGTGCCGCTAAAACTGCAGAGGAAATACAAAAAACAACCAGTGCTGCAGTACGTCTTGAAAGAGTGAGTGATTTATTTAATAATCCCGCATTTATTACAAAAAATGAAGCATTTATTTCTGACATTAATAAATACAGAGATGCATTTGAGCGTAATGATTTAGCAACTGCTGCTGCAATACGAACAAAAATTGCATTACAACATCCAGAATATGATGATGATGTTGTAATTAATTTACTTAAAGATTCTACTGTTGCTAAAGATGGCGAAGAAGTACTTGTTACTAATCTAGATACCTTTAAATCTTGGTTAGAAACTGGCGAAAATATGAATTATCTTATTAATGGTAAAGTAAATAATATAATTTATTTTAGAGAGTCTTCCGTTGCACTACAATCGCGCCAACGTATGTTTGTTAATGGGCTACGTAGTAAAGCAGCAGAGATATTTCATGGTCTAGATAAAGATTTCCGTATAGGTAAACTCCCAGAAAATAAAGATGTTATTACTAAATGGGATGATTTAGAAAAAGCCGTACTATCTCCATCTTTTAGAGGCAAATCAACCCCAGAAGAAATGCTGGGTGAGATTACTAAAAATGAACAGATGCTTAATTCTCTTGTTCGTGAAAAAGTTGCTACCAAAAGACAAGTACTTAGAGCATTTGGTGAACTATTAGCACGTATGCCAGAGCAACAAGCACAGATATTTTGGGCAGATGCTCTTGTAGATAAAAGCCTTAACACATTTAGGTCTTATGCACGTTTACTTACTGGCGATAGAATGCGTGCAGAATTTTTATCACAGTTATATAAGAAAAGTTCTGTCACAGATAGAATTAATATGCTTTATAACATGGATAGAGCATGGCTAGATTCTGCTGGTGCTACTGCTACCTTTAAAGGTCAAGAATTGCGTGATGCAATTTTGGCTTCTAGATATATCCATAATGATTATGGCAGTATTACTGACTTTCTTGCTAAAGAATCTGACGTTTTTAATGCATTTAAAGATGTAGAGAACCTACCATTTGGACCAACTCAGTTCTTCCACACTACAGAGGGAATGACTGTATTACCATTTGATGCTTTAAGTAAAAAAATCTTTGACAAACTTGGTTCTAAAACTACAGAGCGCATTTCCGCTGCTACAAAAATAAAATATCCTGATAAAGGATATAAAGATTTTGTTAAAAAACTTGGATATATGTATTGGACTGGTAGTACCAATGCCGCTTTATCACGTGGTGTCAACATGGGTTTTTCTTTCTTGCTATTAATTCCCAAATTAGGTATTAAAGCAGCATTTGATGAAGCAACAGTATTAGCAAACGTATCTACACCATCTATGATATTTGATTTCTTGCGTGGTAAAGGTAGACAGTTAACTAATATTAATACTGCTATTACCGCAGATAACAAATCTCAAGGTCCAATTAAAGAACTATTACTTAATATAGTTGGTAAGAATCCAGCCAAGTTTAAAAGCGTTTATGAACGCAAAGCCCTTGGGGCAATGCAAGAAATTGAAGTTACTTTTACTGACCCAGATACTGGTAGAATAATTACCCAGAAAGAAAAAGTAACTGCGGAAGAATTTTTTGGACAAAGCCCAGAAGAAATGCTTGTCCGTGCTGCTATTGCTAAATATGGAAACAAACTAGAACCACAAGAAGTAGAAGAGTTAGTTGATTTATATCTTGTAGATAATAATGCTGCTGATGCTATGGTTGCTTCTAGTATTGGTGCAACATTTGGCAACTCAATGGCGCTAGATATTAATCTTCTTAAAGACCTTTATGGCAAAAGCCCACTTACTGAGGCTTTAGAAAAAGCAAAAGTAAATATTTTGCCTAAACCATACTTAGATAAATATGAAAAACTTTCTGCTGCTGAAAAGTCTCTTGCTCATTTTAAATACTTCTATCTTTTATTTTCTAAGAATGAAAAGTACGGAGTTAATCTTGCTGAAAACTTTTTAAAGTATCGTGCTTTAAAAACTGAAAACGATGTTCAGATATTTATGGATAGTTCCATGAGGGATTTTGGCTGGAAAGAACCTAATCCAAATATTGACCGAGCAACAATGATTAACAATAGATTTGGTCAGTCAGCACAATTAAGAGCAGCCGGAATGTCGGAAAAAGAAATTAGTAAAACAATTATCCTGACAATGGCTAAAGAAATGCGTTATGTATTTCATGGTGGTACCGGCTATAACGAAAAGTTATATAAGTTATTGTATGACAGACACTTTGAAGATGTTATGTCTGCCGATAGGGCCAAGTTAATTTCTGAAAAGAAAATGCTTAAGCGTGAAATGGCTGGTATTGCAGAGCCATTCAGTGAAGCAGAACAAATACGGCGTAATAAATCTGGTGCTAGAAAAAGAAAATGGTCAACAACTGTTGGCAAACTTACACTTGAAGATTTTCAAGAAGCAACAGAAGGCGCTATTCTTGAAGGACCTATCAAAACAGATATTTCTTTTGATGAGGTTGTTAATCTTGCTAAACAAGATGAAACAATTATTGATGACAGTATTCTTAAAGCCTATGTTCGTGACACGGATGGAAAACTACGACCAGTTGCTGCTTTACAAAATTTAGCAGAACGTGCTATTCGTGGTGGTTATACATGGATGGACCGTCAAGTAAACGACATGGTACGTTCAGATGTATACTTTTTGAAGTATCTTGAAGAACGAAAGAAACTACGACCTAATGAAGAAATGATGGTCAAGTATCTTGTAGAAAATGGTTCTGACTATCAGACTGCTGTTGTTCAGGCTAATGGCGCTATGATTAATCAAGCCCGACATAATGCTGCAGATGGAATGTTAAAGTATGTTGATAATCCAGCATTAAGAACACAACTTGCTTTTAATATGCGAGTAGTTGGCCGCTTTATCAGAGCATCTGAAGATTTTAGCAAACGTGCAATGCGTTGGGTATTACGTCATCCAACATCTATTCCTTATCGCATAGGACATACAGCACATGCAGCCGCTGGTTCTGGTGTTGTATTTAATGATGAACAAGGTAATAAGTATGTTGTTATTCCTAATGATGGGGTATTTTGGCAGGATATTGCCCCTGCAATAGTAATGCTTTCTAATCCAGTATATGCTACAACAATTATTAATAAAGCAGTTGTCAGTAGCATTCTTAATGGGCAATCAATTAAAGATAGTCCATATTGGGGTTTCTTTAAGCAGGTTGACTGGAACCAATATACTATGAAGATATCTTTATTAAACCCTTCATATCAAGAAAATGCTGGTATTTATTCTTTTGTAGGCCCCAATATTGGATTACCAGTTATTGGTATAAGAAACTTCTTAACAGGAAAAGCACTTAGTGCTGAAAATTCTAAAGCATATAATATTGCTTTAGGTATTGATGATGTATTGCTAGGTTCTGTTGGCGATGATATTAATGTACTCAGAGCAACTATTCCTCCTGCTCTTATGAATTACTTTAAAGCAGCAGAAGGCGAGTATAAAGATACTCAAGGAACAATTGCAGCATATCAAGCAATTGCAATGATTCAATCTAATAAGAATGCTAAGTCACCACAAGACTTCTTAAATAATATTGGCGAGTATGACCCATCTAAAGCACAGAAATTCCTTGATGAATGGCGTATTCAAACAGCAAATGTGCTGGCACAAAAGGCTGCTTTTAATACAATATATGGTGCGCCACTAGCGTTGGGTGCGCCTAACATACCAAACTATTTAAGAAAAAATGGCGTTGTTACTTTAACAAAAGAGTATGGCGATATCTTAAGAGCGGTTCTTCAGTTTAATCAGGAGAATGGTTTCCCACTATATGACCCATATACCGTTGCTGTATCTATGCATGCCGAACAACGTCCCGGCAAACTTATCTTCCAAGTGCCTAAGAATCTTAATGAATCAAAAGTTGCTATTAACTATACAAGAGAAACCCTAACTTGGGCTGTTGATAATAGAAAATTCTTAGAGAAGTTTACAACTGCTGGTTGGGTATTTGCTCCTAATGTTGGTAAGTATGACCCAAAGGTCATGAGTTATATGGAAGCAGCAGATTTAATACCACCAAATGCCAATGCATTTGACTGGAATAATAAGAAACTCAGAGAGTATATTGAGAATGTTTCTGTAGCAAAACAGATATCTGAATACTATCAGTATGAAAGAGATGCAGAAAAACTACTTAACGACCCAAATAATCCTACCCGCAACTTTGCTGGGTATCGTAAAGAAATTATGGATACCGTTAAGAATAAACAGCAGGCTATGCTAGATGGTAATCCATTATTAAAGGCTGTTTTTGGTAGAAGAAGTTTTGATACTGTAGAAGATTTACGTGGTAAGTTTAATGAACTAAGTACAATTACTTCTGAAAAACTTTATCCTAAAGGTGTTACTTTAGAGACACAAAAACTACTAGAAACAATGGTTAGGTCATCTAAAGAACTAATACTTGTGGCAGAAGATACAACAGTACCTTCTCAATGGCTTGGTAATACTGAACTTGAAAAACAATTAGATAAAATGTATTCCGTTTACAATGAAATTGCATCACAAAATGCAGTTCTTGGTGAAGCATGGAGTGCAATTATTAAACCATTACTGGATAAGGTATATAGCGTACCGTTCAGAGTAGTTAGGAAGCCGGGAGATTAATGGCAGCGAAACCAATAACTAAAGGCGGTCCACGCCCAGTAAGAACTGACTATCCTAATGATGCTGAATTCATGAAAGCAGTTACTGAATGGAATAAATTAAATCAACCATCTGGTACACAAACAATGCCAGATGTTTCAACAGTACAAACAGAAGATATTACATCCGCTATACCATCACAGGCTACAACAAGTGATAACTGGGCGGCTTTTTTAGATGGAAGTTTTGTTGTTCAAGATGGAAATGCTGCTATTGGTGAAACATCTTTTATTACATTCAAAGACCCTACAGAACCAAGTGCTGCTCCTAGCCCAGTTATCATTCTTCCCGTTGATGGGTCTCCGGGTAAATATCAGATTGTTCGCCGTGAGGTATATTTAGATACTCTTATTCGTGATATCCAACGTAAGCCAGCAAACATTGCAATTTGGAAATCACAACTTAAAGATTATTATTCATCTGATGATGCATTCCAGCGTTCATATGCTGGTGGTCCAGTTGTTGATAAAGATACTGAATTTACAAAAGCATTAAGAAAAGCACTTAATGAAATAGCAATAGATAACCTGACAAAGGCTTCAGAAGTAGCGTCGGCTAATAAAAAAGATACTTCTGGTTTTTATACTATTAATTCTTGGATTACAAGTAGAACTCCTTTAGAAGGAAAAAGAACAGAGACTTCAACTTCTAGAAATTTTACTTTAGAAGCGGATGCTATTGCGGACTTTATGCGTGAGGTACAGATTCAGGTTGGCGACCCTAAACTTGTAGATAATGTAGATGCACTAGCCAAGGTATATTGGGAAAAAGTACATAGTGAAGAACTTAAACGTATGGGTAAAAGTGTATTTGTTACAGACCCAATT